GGCCGCGTTGTCTGCCATGTCGGTCTCTTTGATTGTTTCATCTGCGTTGCTCAAGAAGCAACTTTCAAAGCCTGGAACAGGCCGTATCTATCGGATCGGGAAAGGCAAGAAAGGCGGAAGGAATCTCCGAGCAAAGGGATATCACCGAGCCTCCGCGGCAGGCCAGTCGCCAGCAGTCAACACGAATCGCCTTCGTGGTTCATGGTCTGTCGAGCGTGTCGGAGTCTCGCAAGATAGTTTCGCTTCAATCAAGCAAGACACCAAGAAGACCATTCTGCGACTCGGATCTTCCGTGCCATACGCTCGCATCCTTGAGTATGGCGGAAACACTGGTAGACGGCGTAGAACGAAAATCGCAGCGCGTCCATACATTCGACCGAATCTGCCGAGAATCGCGAAGGCCATTCCGAAGATCTTTTCCGAAGCCATCGCTCGGAGGTTTAGATGAGCAAGGCGATTCTTGACGCGTTGAACTCTCGGCTTGATGCAACGGCATCACTGGTCACGATCGTCGGATCGAAGATCTACTTGCAAGAGGGGCCGACCGATGTGAATCCGCCGCTGCTCGTCTATAAGGCAACGGCAGTGCGAACGATTCCATACTTCGGGGCTGTTGGAAGAGTTGAAATCGATCTTGACTTCATCTTTCATCTCGGGAACGCGGGAACAGCAACCGGCTACACGGCAGCAGCAGCGCTCGCGACGGCGCTTTCAACACCATTGACATCGGTCACTGGGTATGACCGAGTTCGATTCACGCAGGTCGAAGCAGGCGTACCCTCATTCGAGGACGACTCTTGGTCGATTGTTGAAAGGTACAGAGCGATAGCGCACGACACATAAGGATGAACCATGGCCATTGATACATACATCACAGGCAACGACGGAAACTTCTCGTACACGGTCAACAGCGTGGCGCAGACACTCTTCAAAGTGCGCTCTTACGCGGCCACCATCAACCGCGTCGTGACAGATCAAACCGGATTCGGTGATACCGGCAAGCGAAAGCGCCTCGGTATGCTCGATCTCACCGGAACGCTCAACGCGACAATCGGTATCGATTCGAGTGCATCGACAAGTTCAACATCGACGGCAAATGTGATGATGAGCGCTCAAGACACAACTTCAACGCGTCCTGCTGTGAGTTTGACGCTCTACGATGGCGCTGGAACTACCGACGCGAAGATCACTGGAAACTGCATCTTCTCTTCATTCGCTTTCAACAGCGATCGCAACGGAGATTCCACGGTGACCGTGAATTTTGAAAACGCAGACGGCACGGCCCCTGTGGTTTCTTGGCTCGTCTGATCTATGAATACAGCTCGACCAGAAGAGGTGATGGGCATGTTCGGCCCATCCGATACGGATTGGATCGTGACTCTTGTCACAGTCGATGGCCGTGTAATAAACCGAAGGATTGCTCCTGGTCGGATCGATGAAGAATCGGCGGTTCGGGTTGCAATGAATGCGAGTGAGATCTTCCTGAAGGATCTTGATTCGTACTCTGTGCGCCGAGCCGCCGATCGTTCTTTGGTTACAAATGGAGATGAGTTCCTCGCTGAACTCAGAAAGAGGAAGAGATGAGCGTTGCACCGTTTCAGATTGAAGAAGCAGGTCGTATCTATCGCCTTCGTCCGTTGACTGTGCGCGAGCGCATGGCGCTTGTCGAAAGCCATGTGGCATACGAACGAGAAAAGGCGCTGTCCATCGTGAAGGCATCTGGAATGCCTGCAAAGGATGGCCTTGCATTCATCGGAGATGCCGTCGAGAAGGCAGAGCGTGTATCTGCGATTGTGATGGATTGCTTCACGCTTCGAGGCGCTGTCGCCGTGCTTCGTGTTTCGCTTGGCTCCGAAGAGGAAGTGGATTCGCTCGCGTCGAGCGTGGAGCCTGGAAGACTTTCCGTGCTTGCTGCTCGATGCTTGAGCGTGAATACCGAAGAGAAGGCAGACTCGGGAAACGAGTAAGCGCTTCGCCTGTGAAGCCGCGACCGCGGAACTTTCTCAGCGAAGCGCATCTGATCGCTCGAACAGCGCCAGGCCTTGGAAATCCTCTCGATCTCACGATTGCAGAGTTTGATGCTCATCTTGCTCTCGCCTGCAAGGGCGGAGAAGTCGATAGAAGACCGTGGCATCAGCGATTCGTTGAGGATCAACTCCGATGAAAGCCGGCGAAATCGAAATCAACATTCTCGCGAACTATCAGCAGATCGAGAAGGATTTGCGGCATGTCGAGCAGCAGGCTCAACAGGCAGGCGATCGCGCAGGAAAGAGTTTCAAAGAAGAATTTGCATCCAAGAGTCAGATGCAGGCAGAAGCGATCATCGGAAAGTTTTCAGGAATCAAAGCAGCAGAAACCTTGGTCAACGGCATCACGAATTTCATCAAGTCTGACAAGAGCATCATTGATGCCACGACAGATACATTCAAGGGAATTCCTTGGGCTGGTTCGTTCGTCGGTCTCGGTGAAGCAATTTTCAATGCTGTATATGACAACACTCTCGGAGCAGCGGATGCTGCTGCTCGGCAGCAGGCGCGTTTTGCCGAGACCGAATATCACGAACAAGAAGAACTCAGAAAAGCGGCAGCAGAAGAAGAAGCGAAGCGTCTTGAAGAGTTGAAAAAGAAGCGCATCGAAGACGGCAAGATCGCATCGAAGCAACTTGCTGAAGCGCAGCGCCAGTACTACGAGGTAGGATTCAAGGATCAACTTTCATTCGTTGAAAAAGAAGGCGATATCGAAGAGGTGCGGAAGGCACGGCTTCTTGAGTCGGAATATCTTCTCCGTACCGAACTGCAAGACAAACTCGCGAAGTCGGCATCGCAGAAAGAAACCGAACTTCTAAAGATGACCTATGCAGACAAGCAGCGTCTTGCTGCTGAGGCCATCAATAAAGAAATCGATGATCGCATCAAGAAAGAAACGGATGCGAACAAGAAACTTGCAGACGAGAAAGCCCAGCAAGAGCAGGACATCGCCGACAAACTTGCAGAAGAAGCGATCAAGCGCGTTGAGGAATTGCGGGACAAGCAAGCTGAAATCGAATCGCAGCGAGTCGATTCTCTGACTGCCGGCGTGACGAGTGCGAATACGGCGCTCGGGACTTTCACCTTCGACGCGTATTCCGACGCTGACAAGAAGAAGATTGATCAAGATTCGCTGCGCCAGTTGCAAGAAATCAATCGAGCGATGACAAACCTAGGACTCACCTGATGGCTGTCGAATACATCGAACTTCAAGAGACTCGCGGGTTCTCCGACAACGGCGGAAAGAAGAGCGCCTCGCGCACATTTCATGTTTGGGATGATGCATCGCCGATCACTTCTCCGAGTGGAGTTCGAGCGACATTCGGATCTTCGCTGCCTGATATCGGTGATCTCTTTCCTGATGAGACCGTTGTTTATGCCATCTCGTATTCGATTCGTTTCGTTGCTGAGTCGCGAAATGTTTGGGAAGTTACATTCAACTACGAGAACACAGAGCCTGGCGGAAAACTTCCGCAAGAGGAGGGCTATGTTCAGATCACCATCGACTACCGATCTGAATTCCGTGATCTGTGGCGGTTGAGTCCGACGATTCCATCGAATGGCACACAGAACAACAACGACTGCGGTGGAACTTCGATCGACAGCGCTGGCGTTCCTCTTTCTGTACTTGTTCGGATGAGCGATATCACAATCACGGAGACTGTGAGCGCAGCGTCATTCCCTGCTCGAAGCCTTGCGATTCGTGCTGCTCGAGGCCGCAGAAACTTGACGGTGTTTCAGGGAGCGCCCATCGGCCAAGTGCTTTACACGGGCGCAAACGCTTCGCGTGTCGGCCTCGAAAAGTTCTCCATCACGCACAAGTTCGCTCAGGATGAATTCTCTCACATGCTCCAAAGGGCGAAGAGAAATCAGACAGGAGAGGTCATCTACGGGCCAGACGCGCAACAGAATCAGCGAGCAACAGTGGTCACTCTCATTCAACCTTTTCCAGGCTTCGCAGACTTCAACCTTCTCAGCGAGAACTTCTGATGGCAAACGAAATCACACTCAACCTCAAGATGTCTGCGTTGAAGGGAAGCCTCAACCACACCGAGAATCCTGGAACGCTGTCGGTTGATCTGACAGGACTCACGGCAATCGGTGGCGCTGCAACTGTTACAACGACGGCTGCGGCACTTGCCATGGGTAGCGTCACATCCGCGGGCTATGCGTACTTCAGAAACACAGGACCGACGAACTTTGTTGAGATCGGTACGGGAACTGGCGGTTCATTCGTTGCATTCTTGAAATTGAAGGCAGGCGAGGCCGCGATCTGCCGGCTGTCGACCAGCGCTCCGACTGCTCGAGCAAACACGGCAAGCGTTCAACTCCAATACTACATCTTGGCTGACTGATGACGCTACCACGCTTCACATCTGGCTCGATCGGCACGCTGACATTCGCGCATTTGAACGAAGCGTTTGATCTGCTTGAGTCTTTGACTGGCTCACCTGAATTGGTGCAGGCCGCGAAGAATCGCGTAGCGTCACGGTTGATAGTCGCCAAGGTGCTAGCGAAGTCAGGCACGGGAGCCGAGGAGGTTGGATCGTTCGAGGAAGTCTCGCTCACGACTCCAACGAGCGGTACTTATGCGACTGTTGAAGGCGGCGTGAAATCAACCGATGGAACAAACGCCTTCGCTGCTCCGATCGTGTCGCCTGTATCTGCTGTGAACACGATAGTCACGCTACTCGCACATAGAGCAGCGAATGGTGAGCTTTGCTTTCGAGAAGTTGGAAGTCAAGCTGGTGGTCCGAAGTTCTATCGTGTAATCGCGAATCAACCACTTTCTACAGCGCCACAACGCAAGACATGGAAATACACACTTGAGCCTGTGAAATACACAGGATCATGGGTTGCAGACACTGGAGCAACTTTGTTTGGATACAACGGGGCTGAAGAGGCGATCGACGATCAATCATCTCGTCGCATTGGAATGAATACCATCCATGTCGCGGCGAGCGCAGATCGGCAACCAATACCAAGTGGCGTGGTCGTTGGAGCGTGTCGCATCGATAATGGCGTTGTCGAGTTCAGCATTCCAAACGGATATTCGTTCAACTGCGGAGCGTGAAGTATGTCACAGATGCCTCTATACAACTCGGTATCGACATTTCGCAAGTCATGTCGCCGCGTCGCTGCCGTAACAGCGAAGGCATCTGCAAGCGTCATCTATGAAGTGCCACCGACACGCGGATTGATGGTGACGAACATCACGATCTGCAACACCAGTAGCAGTCGCGTGACGATTCGCCTACATCATGTCGGAGCAGGTGAGACGGCCAATGTTGGCAACGCGCTCTTCTACGATCTCGAAATGCAAGGCAACACGACGATCTCGGATGATGCAATTCGATTTCTCATGAATGGTGAGAAGGTCTTCGCTCAAGCATCGACTGCAAGCGTCGTTTCATTCTTGATCTATGGTGAAGAGACATGAGTGATGGGGGCGCATCTACATGTTGTTGCGGATGCGTTTGTGTCATTCCATCAACATGGTCCACTTCATATCTCGCAATTTTTCCATCGACATCCGTTGCGTGGAGACGGTTCTTCTATTTCGGTCAAGGTGGCGGATGCATTCCAATTCCTTGCGGATATGAAGAGAAGTCTGTTGAATTCACGATTCAGCAAGTTTCACCGTGTGTCGTTTCGAGACAGATCGGAGCTAGTCTCACTGATAAATGGTCTGGATTCTGTCAGGTGCAGATCACAGGAAGAGTTTTCAAAAAGGTAGCGCATATTGGAGGCGTTCAACCTCCATATGACACATGGGAACAGGAAAGCCAATTCAGATCTGTGACTTCCGCAAGGCTTTCCATTTCACTCGCTGGATGTGCTCCCTTCAATCATTGTGATGGATGGAACAATGGAGACGGGTGCTATCTGATCCACAATCTGGCTATCTGCAATTTTCAAATGGGTGGATGGCAGATCGGCGGCCCACTAGATGCGATTTGGGGTTGCGACAGTCCAAATCAGATTCCAGACGATGACACGGCAGCGCTACACAACAGCGGAGGATCTTTCTTCTGGACATCAAATTTCAAAGATCCATCTCAACTTCTATCGGGCGACTTTCATGGTGGAAGAATCGGATTCGGTGGTGACTTTGAGGGAGAACTTGCACTCGAGACACCATTCGTTTCTGGCGGATGGGCCGTCAACTCATACCTTCCAAGAGAAGTTGGTTTTGTGGCTGATGACTGCTATGCAATCAATGCGAACAATCCAGACTTCGGTGTAAATCAATGGGATCTTCCACCAGATGACAAGCCGATCAATCATCCGATTTGTGTGCCTTGGTCGCGTGATTATTTTTGCGCGAATGGTGTGACCGTCACAGCATCATCTTCATACTCATGGACGATTCCAAACGGAATCTCGTACTCATGAGATGCAAGCATCACAATGGAGCAGGATGCTCGCTCGGTCTATTTGGTGGAATTCCCAGCGCTGGAGTATGCAAGGTATGCAATAGATACGATGGGCCAACTCGAGGTGCTGGGGATATCGTGCATCGAGTCGCAGACTCGACGGGGATTTCAACAGTTGTGAAATTCGTTTCTAATGCCACAGGGAAAGATTGCGGATGTGCCAAGCGTCGCGCCGCGTTGAACGAGGCTCTTCCGTTCTCCGATAAGACTCAGCAGGAGTAACGATGGCACTTACCTACGACGGCTCAAATGGTCTCTTCACGCGTCTCGGTGCGCTGATCTACATGATGGATCAAGTTCGTACCCATCAGGCGAATCTGAAGACGCTGCTCGCGAATGTGCAAGCCGAGTATTCCTCGACTGATGCTTGGATGATCGATGTCCTCTCTGGTGGCATTGAGTCACGCATTGCGGAAGCGGGAAACATCCTCTTCGATGTGCAAGCAGCAGCACAGAAGACCGTCATCGAGATGTGCTTTGCTGAGGCGAATACCTCGGGTGCAACCAATACGATGATCCGCAAGGACATCAACGATGCGCTCATTTGGTTGATCCGGCAGATGGATACAGATGCAGAGTCTATCGACGGTACAACAATCACGAAGTCGAGCCTTGTTGTGGGTGGCTC